ATCATATTCTTCTGCTGTTCAACATGCTAAAGCACATGCCGAAAAACAAGGTTATGAAATTTCTGATGATGATTGGCACAGTAATGTGACTATGGGTCCAGGAAAACCTAGTGGTGGTAAAACAACTAGACATGTTATCCCATTACATAAAGATGGAAAACTATCTAAAAAAGGTTTGGCAATACAAGTTCATGATCGTCAAACTGATAAAAATTCATACGAACTGAATAGTTATATCAACTAAATAACTAATAATCTATTAAAAGGAAACTAAAATGAGTTTATGGGGAAACAGAGATTCGTTCTCAATTACAGGTACAAGTGTTAGCGTAGTAAATGGTTCACCAACTGTTACTAGCAACGGTGCTACACCAACTACTTTCTTAACAGATTTTAAAGAAGGTGGTACTATTGTTATTACTGGTGTTAAATACAAAATTTTTAAAATTGATTCAGCCACCGTATTAACTTTAGTAGTTAACTTTGCAGGTTCTACTGCTACTGTATTAAATACAAATTTAAAAGGTGCTGATATTCCTAAGTATATTCTTCAAGAAGATTTACAATATATCTACTTTGTATCTGAAGAAGAAGCATTACTAACAACTAACCATAATAAAGGTATTAATGGTGCTGGTTGGTGGAAGATTATGGAATATACTGATTCTGATGGTAATCCAAGACATAAAACTGAATTGCTGGTTGCAATGGATGTTCTTAATGCTGTTTCTGGTGATGCTGCTGATGATTTAATTGTTCCTGATGTTGAGGCAGTTCTTTCTATCTCTGTACAACCTACTACTCAAGCAATTACTTTAGGTGCTGCAACATTCTCTGTAACTGCTGCAGTTACTGGTGGTGGTTCTGTTACATATCAATGGCAAAAATCTGTTGTTGGTTCTACCAAATTTGCTGCAGTTGGCGGAGCTACAAGTTCTTCACTTGTACTTTCAGGACAAACTGCTGCTAATACTGGTGATAGATACAGAGTGTTACTTGGTTCTACTACGCAAGGTGCAGTGGCAATAACTTCTAACGCTGCTGTATTAACTTTCGTATCTGCATAATTAATATTGGGGCTGAAATATGCCCCATTTTATGATTGAAATATTAAATAAAGATAATTTTATACTTTATTGTATGAAACATTATGATAATCCTCAGTGTACTTCTGTAAGGGAGTTTGAAGAGGATTTGAATAGGATTTTATATCTTCAGAAATTATTGACACGATATATTAATAACAAAGATGAATTAAGAGAACGATTGATATTAAACCATCTTATTGTTCTCTTTAATTTATTTAATGATGCAACAATAAATATATTATTCTATAAAATAGAAAAAGAATATTGGAATATATTAATTACATTTCTAATATATTTAAATAGGATGCCTGATACATTACCTCAATATGGTATAATCACATCTAATTTTATACTTGATGATTATATTGTTTCAAACCTAAGGAAAATTTAATGTCCCGCATTGTTGATAATCTTATAGCATTCAGAGTTCTTTCGATGCTTGTTAAACCGTTTCCTGAAACAGAAGCATTCAAGTTTGGTATCATTGATAAAACAGGTAAAAAAATAAGAGATCCTAAAACTGAACAAGAAAAGGATTCTTACGATTACTTAAGTAGATTAACATTCAATATGAAGAAGTTGATAAATAAACTTCCGGGTGGAGATACTAAATTAAAAAATATAGTTGCGGCTTTATTTTTGATTAAAGAGCAATGGAATTCTAAATCTGAATTGGAAACTATTTCAGAACAAGAATTACACAGAATTATAAACCTTAATGTTATTCTTGCAGAAGAGACATTACAGGTAAGAATATATGAAGAAGGTGAAGGCGGCGGAGCATTAACTGGACAAGGACAGGTTACTCCTTCTACAGAGCCAACTAATAAATCAACAGGTCCTGTTTCAACACAAGAACCTGTTATTAGAAAGAAAAGGCCTCCCGTAGTAAAAAGGCAATCAATGAAACAAATTGCAATTGATATAAATCAAAAAACATTATGATATTCTTATTAAATTTTATGCCAGATTGGATATTTTATGCTATGACATTAACTGGGTTTATAGCAATATTTGTAATTATGGTATTTGGTGTTATTATACCATTACCATATAAATTAGTATTACAGCTTTTATCTATATTTCTGTTAGTTTCAGGTACATTCTTTATAGGTGGTATATCTAATCAAGCAGAATGGCAATTAAAAGTTAAACAGATGGAAACTGAAATTGCTAAGAAAGAATTAGAAGCAGAAAAGATTAGTCATGAAGTAGTAACTAAATATATTGATAGAGTTAAAATCGTTGAAGGTAAAACCCATGAAATTATTAAAAAAGTGCCTGTGTATATTACCAAAGAATCTGATGATAAGTGTATTATTAATAATGGGTTTGTCAGCATGTTCAACGCCAGTGCCAATCAAACAGACATTCCCATCACCTCCAAAGATATTAATGAAGGAGCCTCCGATGTTAAACTCTCTGAGGTCGCAACCGTGGTAAGTCAAAATAATGGAACTTATTATCAAGTAGCAGAACAGTTAAAGTCATTGCAAGAATGGATTATAAAACAAAAGGATTTGAGTAATGATTAACGAACTAAATACTGAAGTTGCTGTTTTACAATCAATAGTATATAAGATAGATTCTGCCGTAGCTGAAATAGCAAAATCTTCCTCAGAAGTTACACGGTTATTAGCAGTGCATGATTCACGTATAGGTAATTTAGAATTTGGTAACAAAGAAACTTCATCAGATGTTAGGGACCTGTATAAAAAAATGAATGAAGATACTAAGGAAATAGTAGGGAAACTAGAAGACATGGAAGAAAGAATCGAACTTAAATTAAAGGAACATTCAGACAAATCTATGTCCCAGCATAAATCTATATCAGATAGATTATCAATATTAGAAAACTGGAAATGGATGGTTATAGGTAGTTCTATGGCAGTAGGTTTTTTATTAGAGCATTTAGATATATTTAAATAGCATTAACCTAGAAAAACCTGGTATAACCAGTATATCACAAAAGTAAACAGTTGTAAACAGTAAAATAAAATATATTTTAATGTACAAAACTCAATCATAATGATATAATAACCCTATTAAACTAAATAGGTAATTCATTATGATTGAAATAGATGTAAAGTTCGCGAATTTAATAATCCCCCAATTAGAAAACGGTAGACAAAAATCTGAATTTATTTGGAATTCGCGATGTTGTCTATGCGGTGACTCAAAAAAGAATCCCAAAAAAGCTCGATTATTCATTTACAAAAGATTTACAAGTCTATTTGTAAAATGCCACAATTGCCAATATAGTAGTTCTATTGGATCATTTCTAGAACAGGTCAATGCAGAATTGTATAAATTATATGTCATAGAAAGATATAAAACCGGCAATGATAAATTACCTCATACAGATATAGCAAAGGTGTTAAATTTATGAAATTTATATTTTACTATATAATTTTATTAATAGTATCTACAACTATGGCAATGGTGATTGCTTTTACACCATTGATAATTATTTCAAGCATATTAAATTATATTAAGTGAGGAATTTATGAGTCCAGAAACATTAGAAATATTATATACAATAGGTGCTTTTATTTTAATATTAATGGCACTTTTAAGTATGAGAATTATTGCCGCTATTATAGGGTTTATTATTTCATTATTCATAGGATCAGGTTCTGTACTTATCATAATTGCTATTATAGTTTTATTGATTTACTTTGGATTACAACATTTTATACTATAATTAAAGGAGAAAATAATGGCATGTGAAGTGAAAATTATAGAAGATTCTCTTAATCCTTATAATGGAATTAGATTAACAACAGTGCAATTAAGATACTGGAGAGGTATTCATGCTGAATTCATGACACATCGAGTGTTTAGTCGCAATGCTTCAAGTTCTAGAGCAATTCCAGTTTCTACATTTCTTAAACAAGTTTGGAATGACCCTGCAACTCCAGTTCATTGGGGAGCAAATCAACAAGGAATGAAAGCAAGAATTGAATTAATAGGATTTAAGAAAAGGTTTGCTCAGTTTATGTGGAAAACCACAGGAAAAATAGTATGTTGCTTAGTATGGTTAACTAATAAAGTAAGTAGTCCACATAAACAAGTATTTAACCGGTTGCTGGAACCTTGGCAATATATATCTGTGATAGTAACATCTACAGAATGGGATAATTTCTTTGAATTAAGAAATCATCCAGATGCTCAACCAGAAATACAAGAATTAGCCCGAGAAATGAAAAATGCAATGGACAAATCTAATCCTGTTGAACGGATTTACCACCTTCCTTATATCACTGATTCTGACCGTATTGCTTTGGGATATGACAATACCACCGGAAGATTAATGCAGATATCTACTGCACGATGTGCACGAGTATCTTATTTTACTCATGATAAACAAATACCATCAATAGAAAAAGATTTAAAATTATTTAATGATCTAGTTGGATCAGTACCGTTGCATGCCAGTCCAACAGAACATCAAGCAACGGCCTTAAACTCTAAAGAATTTAATAAGAACTTTAGAGGTTGGTCTCAATTTAGAAATATCATAGAAACTAACATGCCTAAAGGAAATAAATAATGACCCAATTACCACAAGATTCAGTTTTACGTAGACATTATCTTACTGAATTAAAAAATATGCAAAAATATACTGAGTATAAATTTAATAGTAGTATATTAATATTACCTATAATTGCATTTGTGTTGTTGATATTTTTCATTATTTAAGGATTAATTATGTCGATAAGACTGTTAGAGAAAAAGTCTTCATATACAATAGACTACCCAACTGCAATAGAATTTGCAAAACAACAAGCAGAAATATTTTGGTTGCCTGATGAAATTGAAGTAGAAAAAGATCTTCATGATTTAAAGACTAACTTCACTGAAGCAGAATATCATGGTGTTATAAGTACATTAAAGTTGTTTACCATATATGAATTATCGGTAGGTAATGATTATTGGCAGAACTATGTAGGTAAGATATTTCAAAGACCTGATATCCAAAGAATGGCTACAACATTTGCCTTTATGGAAATTGGAGTACATGCTCCATTCTATAATAAGATCAATGAAATTCTAGGTCTAGATACCGATGAATTTTATAATGATTATCTAAATGATGATGTACTAAAAAATAGAATGGCTTGGATAGGTAAACGTGTAGAAAAACAAGATTCTGTATATGACATTCTTAAGTCAATTGGTATTTTCTCAATGATTGAAGGTGCTATATTATATAGTTCATTTGCCTTTCTTAAACATTTTAATAATGTTGGCAAGAATAAGTTAATAAACATAAATGCAGGTATCAATTTTTCAGCAATAGATGAAACTCTACATAGTCAAGCAGGTGCATGGTTATTCAGAACGTTATTGAAAGAAGCAATTGATGCTGGTGTTTTAACAGAAGAAGCATTATTAGAATTAAGAACTGAACTTGAAGATACTACAAAAGTTATTCTAGAGCATGAAACGGTTATTATAGATAAGATATTCGAAAAAGGAAATATCAAAGGTATTACTGAGAATCAATTAAAAAACTTTGTTGAATCAAGATTAGATACTTGTCTTAAGAATCTAGGATATAAAATGATATTTAAACCTTCATATAATCCTATAGCAGATTGGTTTTACCGAGATTTAGAATCAAGTACGCTCCACGATTTTTTCTCAAGCACAGGAAATGATTATAATAGAGCTTGGTCAGAAAGCAAATTCACATGGTAACGGAGCAATTAAAAATGATAGAAGACGCACAGGTAAGATATTTAAGAATGGAATTAGCAAGAGCAACTGATCCAAAAAGAAGACAAGAATTAAAGGAACAGTTAGACTTAGTAGAAGAAGGTTTAAGTGAAATTAGTGAAAAGCAATCTTTATTGGTGGAATGATGGTAAAATTTAAAAGTATATATGATGAATTAGGAGAAGAGCGTAGGCAACTACAATCTGAAGGTAAGTTACCTGAATGGGTAACTACACCCGCATACCAAATGTTAAAAGAGAATTATCTCTCAAAAGAATACCCAGATTTAAAATCAGTTTATACTCGTGTAGCATCTCATGCTGCAAGATATACTTCAAACCAAATATTATGGGAAAACAAGTTCTTTAATCTATTATGGAATGGTTACCTTGCTGCTTCTACACCTGTATTATCTAATATGGGTACTGGAATTGGTTGTCCCGTAAGCTGCTCGGGAGGATTCCTGTCCGATTCAGTATATTCTTTCTATGGTGCTCAACAAGAAGCAGCAGTTCTATCAAAGAATGGATTTGGTACTTCCGGTTATCTTGGAGCAATTAGACCTAGAGGTGCTAAGATTTCAGGCATTAAAGGTGCAGCATCTGGAGTATTACCCGTATTTAAAGACTTTGTTCAAATGTCAAGAGACATTTCTCAAGGTAGCCAAAGACGTGGAGCTTGGGCAGGATATATTGAAATAGACCATAATGATTTTTATGAACTAGTTAACTATATTAATAAAAATCCAGATGATGCTAATATTGGTTGGAATATTTCAGATGACTTTATTGCCAGATTAGAGGCAGGTGATAAAGATGCTGTTGAAAGATACCAAAAAGCATTAAAGTTAAAAATGGTTACAGGTAAAGGGTATTTTAACTTTATTGATAAAGTGAATAAACAAAACCCTCAAATGTACAAAGATAAGAATTTAACAGTAAAGGCAAGTAATCTTTGTACGGAAATACAATTGTTCTCCGATGAAGAGCATACCTTTTCTTGTGTATTATCTTCAATGAATGCTAGTCTATATGATGAATGGAAAGATACTGATGCTGTATTTGATGCTACAGTATTTTTAGATTGTGTTAATTCAGATTTGATTGAAATAGGTAAAGTTACTCCAGGCATGGAAAAGGTAGTAAGATTTGCCGAGAAAAGTAGAGCTTTAGGTTTAGGTTTATTAGGATTTCATACGTATTTACAAGACCATAGGATTGCATTTGAATCAATGGAAGCATATTATAAGAATAGTGAAATATTTCAACATTTAGATTTTGAAACTAAAAGAGCAACCAATTGGATGGCTCAAGAATTTGGTGAACCTGAATGGTGCAATGGTTATGGTGTTAGAAATACTCACAGAATTGCTATAGCACCAAATCTATCTTCAGCTTTAATATGTGGTTCTGTTAGTCAAGGTATTGAACCCATCTATAAAAATGCGTATGTACAAAATACATCTGCTGGCAAAATGGAGCGGGTTAATCCATCATTATTAAAGGTTATGAAAGATAAAGATGTGTATTCCCAGGAAACTATAAAAGATATTATTAGCCATAATGGTTCAGTACAACATGTTGATTGGTTAACTGATGATGAGAAAGCCGTATTTAAAACTGCATTTGAAATTGATCAAAAACAAATTATTCGGTTAGCTTCCGGTAGACAAAGATATATAGATCAAGCACAAAGTATTAATTTGTTCTTTTCTGCTGATGAAAATGAAGAATATATAAGTGAAGTACATAAAATGGCATTTCTTGATCCATATATAAAGAGTCTATATTATATACGTAGTGAATCAGGAGTAAATGTAAGTAAAGGGGAATGCACCAGTTGCCACGGTTAAATTAGGATAAATATGAAATTATTATACACTTTATTATTAATATCAATGATGATATGTGACGCGGATGCAAGTGTACCTAGATCTGCAGTGCGAACTACCAGTATTAAAAGCATTTGTACTACATTAACAAGTACAATTAGGAATGTTCCTCAATCTGTAAAAAAACAAGTTTATATTAGAGATGGTGGAGATTTAACAAAAACTAAAGAAAATGAAGTAGATCATAGAATTGCCCTTAGTTCAGGAGGTTCTAATGATATTACTAATTTAAAATTGCAACCATATTCAGGTAGTTGCAATGCTAGGGATAAAGATAAATTAGAAGTAAGATTTCGTGCTTTAATTTGTAAAAAGAAAATCAAAGTTTCAATAGCGCAGGATATTCTTTACAACAATTGGGAAAAAGGATATGAAGCATACATAGATCCGAAAGGATGCAACTAGGAAAAGTAATGGCAACAAGTAAAACGTTTGAATGTAAATCATGTGAAACTGAAGGCAAAATCATAATTAGAACAGAAGATATAGGTTTAGCAGAAATTGTATATTGTCCAGTATGTGGAGCAGATATATTAGAAGATGATGCAGATGATTATTAATGACTTGGTATTATAAAGATATTGAAGTAACTGAGTTACCGGATACATGTGTTGGGTTTGTATATTTAATTACAAACCTAACTAATGATCGTAAATATATAGGTAAAAAACTAGCCAAGTTTTCAAAGACAAAAATAAAAACTATTACTCTTAAGAGTGGGGAAAAGAAAAAGAAGAAGATTAAATCGAAGGTAGATTCAGATTGGCTGGAGTATTATGGATCTAGCATTGAATTATCTTTAGATGTGTCTACACTAGGACAAGATAAATTCAAACGCGAAATATTATATTTCTGCTCATCAAAAGCGGCAAGTTCTTATTTGGAAGCAAAAGAACAGATGCTGCGCAATGTATTAGAATCTAATGATTATTACAACAATAATATAATGATTCGTGTACATGGTAATCATATAAGAGATAAAGCACTTATTATTTCTCCCGAGTAAACAGTCTATTTCATTTTAGGTTAAAAATAAACATTTACATTATTGTAAATTAGTATATAATAGACACATAAATTAAATAAATGAGGAATTATATATTATGAAAATGTATTATGTGAAAGTAACAAATAAAGGCATTATAACTGAATATTGCATACCTTATAAAGAAGCCATGGAAATCCAAACTATTTGGAAACTTTGTAATGATGTAACTGTAGAAATTGAGGAAATGGATATATTATGAAATACACAGTCGATTTTAGTTTAAAACCAAATGGCACATTTTCTGTAACAGAGGTTATAGCTAACTCTAAATCAGAAGCAGAATTACATGCAATTGATACAGCTAAGCAATGTGGATATCCCCTATCATCAATCAAAAAAATTAAAGTGAAAGAGGTTAAATAATGAACTTAGAAGCAATGACTTTGCAAGAACTAAAAGATAGAGCAGAAACTATACACAGTAATAATAGTCATTGGAAATCTTGCCAAGATGGTTCTTATGAGATGG